AAGCGGCTTGCAGTAAGCTGAGATCGGGCTAGATGTGCTAGGTGTTGTACGTCTTTGCAGTCTGTTTGCAAAATAATTACAGCGATTTAAGTCGTAAAAGCACATCGCCTGATCACAAGTTTCAGACTCTTGGTCTCCTCCAATAATTAAAATCAACACAAACACATGGACCACTTGTCATCCTAATTGTACACCGCGTAGGCTTTTTCCCAAAGCTCGAAGTCCTTGGCGTATGTGTCTAATATATCTTGCTTTCTGTCCGGTGTCAGCTCTGCGAGGAACACGTCTAGCTTGTTGTCTGGGTTCTTCCGCATTTCGATCCTTCCGTCCACTTTACCGCCCCTCTCAAGTATGTACTTACTAACATGCTCGTGTAGGTTTTCGGTGTTAAACAACTCGGCGTGATCTGGGAAGTAGTCACACTGCGGTTTTGATAATACTTTTACACCCATACGCGGTTCTTTGTTTTTTAATGCGTCCCAAAAAGCATTTGGATTTACGCACGGCGTTCCGTCAAACTGTCCCCCGCATTGGTTTCTTACAAAGTAAAAAGAAGACGAAAAACGCTCTAGCGGATGCCTAATTGTTGCTACACAAGGCATTGTCTTTAACACCCTATTTTTTTCTACAAGTTCGCTAAAAGTAATATGTACGTTTTTTATTTCATTAGCTTTTTTGACTAGCTGAGGGGCATAAGTATAGTTCTCCCCGTATTTCTTGTTATGCGCCTCAAAAGATTCCCACGTACTAAAGGGGCCGTCTATTGCATATATATCTTGTTCCTTTACTAGCCCAGATTTAAAAAAATAATACACTAAAGAAGTTGAACCCGTCTTGGGAGGTCTTATAACTACAAAATTGTTTGTATTACATATAATCATGCTAAAGTTTTAAACCTACCTGTAAACGCTTTTTGTATTTTTTTCTTTGCTTTAGATGTAAAAGAAGTGCGCGCTCCAACCGATAAAACAGAATCCCATGTTTCCTTATTTACTAAATGCGTTTTTATAATTACTTTTTTCTCTGTTAAAGGTATTACGTGGACTAATGGGGTTCCTGCTTTTATTATAAACTCTTGCTGCTCCCCTGTTCTTTTCACTAGCATGTTTATATTAGTGCCCGCGTTGGTCCTATAATTTACAACGCCGTTTAATATCTCTACTGTTCTTGGCAAGTCACCAAAACGCCAAGAGGGCGCCGAGAACAAAAACTTTACCTCTTCGCTACAAGAAAAACCCCAAGGAGAGCATAGTTTAAGATGTTGGTACTCTGTTTCGCTTAGTCCTGTCTGGATGTAAGGGTGTGTCCCAATTTTTGAATTGAAATCTGAATACTGCCATTTATAACTATCGGAACCGCTTGGCCCTACTTCTAAAGAAAGGTCAGACCACATTGGCAAAACAAAACCTTTTGTAAAATACTCTATAAAAGCAGGGCAACTTTTTACGCTTTCAAAATAATCATTTTCAGAATTAAAGTAAGAATTCTTTACTTTTTTTAACCACGTCGGAAAGGCTTTTTTTGTCTCTACTATAGGAAAATAATTATAAACGTCCGCCCTATGGGTGTAGCAATTTAGTACGATTTCTTTTTCTTTTTTAAAAATCATTAACGTATCACAGCCGTGTCAGTATCTTGAAAAAACATAAGGGTGCCTTCGCATACTATGTTCCAGTCTGGTCCTTCTTGCTCGCTACGCGACGGAACTTCTATGATAACGTGCCTAGCTAACCACTCTGTATTGCCTTGAAGTACGCGCCATACGTGCTCTTCTGTGCCTCTGCCCGGATGCCCACGAGACTTGTTAAATCTTATGCGGTACTTAGCGGCCATTAGCTTTAAAGTCTATAAACTGGGCTATTGATATTCTTGCCCCCTCGCCACCCACAGGCATAGCGCCATGCGTTACGCAGCTCGGAAAAATAACTGCTCTATTATGGACTGGTTCAACAACGTGGTCTTGATCTGGAAACACAAACTCGCCGCCTGTAAAATCCCCTTGCCGTAAAAACGCAACTATTGATATTCTTGATTCATCCTTGTGGGGCCTATACTCTTGTCCAGAGGTATAGTAATTTAGTAGAGTTGTATCAAAATTAGACTCACTTATAAAACCAAAAAAAGAATCAAATTGTTCTGCGTAGTCAACTAGTTTAGGGGTAAAGATTTTTCTATTGTGTGTAAGTATTCCGGAAGCACTTCTGTTTTTCCCATAAAGTTCGTCTAAAAATAAGCCCTTGCCAGTTTTTTTAAACCCTTTACAATCCCCCGCGGTCTGTGTTTTGCTTGCAGCTAAAGAAAATCTTTTTAAGTCTTTAACCTCTTGTACGACATCTGCTAACTCTGCCGCCTCAAAAAACTCATCTATTTGTATGTAAGATAAATTTTTTACCCTATGGCAACTTAACTTCATAAAAGAGGTTTTGCCGGAAATCTGGGATCGCAATCAAAGTCCGGGCACAAACAAACGGCATCTAAAGCGAGCAGGTATTCGTTCCAAGCGATTTTAGCTTCTACCGTAATCGCAGGGTCACTAAGCGTTGCGTTGACAGCATCTTTTTCCGCCTGTACTCGGGCGGTAACTTCAGCCTTTCTTATTTTTTCTTGCTCTGCATCGGTAAGTTGAACCCAACCTTGGTCAGCATACGCCGGACCGACCCACGACAAGTCGCCTATCTTTTCTAAAAATCCATGCAAGCCGAAAATAGGACCCCAGTTATTTGGCAGAGGTCCGGCTTCGCTTAGTGCTTCGTTTGTTGACAGCTTTCTTAGTTGCCACATTTTCTTTCTCCTGAACTTCTTCCATAGGTGAAATTTGCTGAGCCATGCCCGCAGTATATTCTTTTCTACCTAGCGCCTTGGGGTGCGGAGAATGCCCTACACCTTGAAACTGCTGTATACCTCTAGCATGCTCTAACTCTTCCGGGGTCACTTTCCAGTCCCGCCAACTAGCAAAATCTTGCCTAGGCAGAATATGAATATGGCAGCCTATACCGGCGGCCAGTTGGTTTATGAACTCCACGACCTCTACAGGTTGGTAAGTATTCCAGAGAAACCGGCCTGAGTGACTCCGCATTGTAATCTCTACTGAACCGCCGCCAGAAGTACCTACGGTAAGAGATTGTGCCCGCGTTTCGTTAGCTTCAAGCGTCTCCAACTGCCGTAACTTGTGCCGACGGTTAAGCTCTTTCTGTAGTTCTTTTTCAGTCATACTATTGAGTATTCCATGAAATAGTTAAAGTTCCTCCGGTGGGCACCGTGACAGGGTAACACCCTGCGGAAACAGGAACACAGTTTGAAGTAGAGGGATTACCTGCGCTTCCGGGATTACCGGGATTACCAGCATTAGAGTCAGTTCCGCCTCCGCCGCCTCCGCCGCCTCCGCCGCCTTTACGTTCTTGGCCTCCGGCGTCACCGCCTCCACCACCACCACCGGCACCTGCAAGCGAACCCGCCTGTCCGGGAGCGCCACCGGAGTAACGGTTGCCCGCACCACAGGTATTTGCACCAAGGCCACCGGCTCCTCCTCCGGGGTTTGCGCCCGCACCGGGATTAGTCACGCCCGGACCACTAGGATTGTTACCGCCAAACGATCCCGGATTTCTACACCCAATAGGGGGGAACCCAGAAGCTCCGCCACCACCACCACCGCCAAACGATTGCGCTTGAAAGATAGGGCCGAAAGGAGTACAAACACACACATAGTATTCCGAACCCGTTTTTCCTTCACCGCCGCGGGCGTTAGCAGGTGCGTTGTTTCCGGTCCCTCTATTACCGCCAAACGAGTTTGCCCAAGGAGTGCCTTGGCCCCCGGGATTGCCGGGACATCCGGCTGTTCCTGCGTTCCCTCCAGTGCCCCCTGCTCCGCCACAAAAGGACAAACAAAATACTGTAGCTGCTGTTCCTGTATTTCCCGGAGCGCCCGCTGTTCCCGGAGCGCTAGCCGCAAAACCTGCACCACCAATTCCTGCACCACCCCCCTGTGGACCGGGAGTATAATTAGGAGAATTAAGAGATGTACCCCCCTGCCCACCACAACCGCCCGCGCCATTCGCACCGGGATTGCCCGCGCTACCTGCGTTACCATCAGCGCCGACGCCTGTTACAGCGACAATCTCTAACCCGTCGGGTACGGTGAAAGTTCCGGGGGCGTTAAAAGTCTCGCATCCTCCCTGAACAATGGGCTTTCCACCAAATAGACCTACTTTACTGGTTCCAATAGGCATAATTAACTCCTACGTGCGGAAGAATCTAAACCAAGAGCTTCTCGCTTATCAAATTTGTATTCGGCATTGGGGCCATTTTTATCTACATAATGCAACATAAATTGTACGTTGATCTGACCTTTTTGTAATTTTCTACGCCAGTGTGTTACTTCGCAACCTTTATATATAACTGCATCTCCCGGCTCTAACATGCACTTAACGGGGTCGTTATTTTCGTATTGCATCCATATGGGCCACATATCACCGGTGCGCGCTATATTTACAGTAACGCTAATTTCGCAAGAAGGCCTATCTGTATGAGGAGTAAGCTCTTCACCTTCTTGATATACCCGACTAAAAGAATAGGTCGGCTCTAACTCTAAACCCGTTTGTTCCTCTATCGCGGTCAAACACTGTTTTAACATTACCTCTATTAAAGGGTCTGCGTAGTAACCAAATTTACTTGCGTCTCCTTCTGTGAGTTCAGCTTTAGCCGCCCATTCTCCGCGGTTTATCTTGTTCTCGAAGTATTGCGATATAGTTTTTACGGTTTCCGCGTCTACTAATTCTTTTACTTTGGTATACCCTGCGCTTTGAAAACTACTCATGGTAGAACCACCCTGTAACTATATACTTGTGATTGTCGCCATAAACTGGATTGCCTCTATGTGCGTGAGTAAACGCAGCGGGCCAAAGCACCATTGTATTGCCAACAGGACTTATTCTTCGCTGTTGGTATAAAAATTCTGTTTCCCCGTTGGCTTCTTTAGGTAGATCGTTAAGGTATAACATATAGACCAAACCACGACCGGCCTGCTCTCCGTTACCTTGCTCGCCATGCCAAACATGATACCCGCCACCCGTGGAGGTCTTTTGCATTTTCATGTTGTTGCAGTTTATTTTCACAGTTTTTAAAACGGAAAATTCGTTGGTGTATACTTCAAAACAGTGTTGTAACCCTGTAAAAAACATATCCACGGTGTTTTTATCTTCAAAGGGTTCAAAGTTTATGTTTTTTCCGTTAGAACAAATTTGATAGTCGTTCTTAACATGCTTGTCGGCACCTTCTCCGTTCTGTCGGTCCGTGCCTGCCCCAAGGGTTCTATTTCTCTCAAACTCAGCTATAAGGTGCGCGCAAAACCCGTCTGGGTAAACGTCCGAAAATACACCAATAAAATCTTTGTACTCTGCTTTCATTTAAATCCCGGTCCTGAAATCCAAGCTACTAAAGTTTGTCGCGTGCCTTTAATCACCGGAGTGACTTGATGCAATGTCCACGCGGGGAAAACGGTTATAAGCCCACGCTTTTTCTGCATACTTGTGGGTTCTTTTTTTGTCAGTATTTGCAACTCCCCTCCTTCATAGTCACTTGGGTCAGAAAGCTGTAACACCATGGAAAGCTTGCGCGATATACCGGATGAACCGAAATCTTGATGCCAAACATAAGTGCCTTGTCTAGCCTCATGGTAGTTTGTTAGTTGTATGGCTTCACCAAACCCACTTAACTCAAAACCAAAATAGTCGGCATTGAGACTAGCAGCCACGTGCGCTAACCGCTCAAAAACCCACTCACACTCGGGGTCTTTGCTTAGCCAGTTAAGCTCTGAGCGTCTTACGTTATCATTAACTTTCCCTCTCGCCCCGCCGCCTATTTGCGCCGACTCGGTGGCTTCTCTTGCTTTTTTCTGTAGCCAATCAAGTTGTTCTTCTGTAAACGCATCTTCCCACCAAGCAAATGGTTCTATTTTTCTTGAGTACGGCGTCAGCAAGTGCTGCATTAAATAAACCTTTTTCTTTGCGACAAAATAAAATGGACAAACTTTGTCGGATTATTAGATTGGTTCGGTGTAATCATGTGTGGCAACCACGAATTAAACAGCATCATGGTGCCTGCCTGCACGTTGTTAAAGTGTATCTGCGGCGTAGCCATTGTTACTTGGTCGCTAGGCTGTGCCCACAGGTCTGCCATGCGCTTGCCCGGTCTTGGGTCATCAAATATAGGATAAGAACCCCCTTCGGGCACTTCTAAAAAGTAAAACCCTGATATTTGACTATCCCCGTGCACGTGCATAATGTTACTGCCAGTGCAGGAAAATTCCTGACCCCACATCCCAGACACGTAAAACTCATATTCGTCTGTGAAATAACCCTGATCCTTTAGAACACTAACACCCTTATCTCGAAAGTAGGACGCTAGATAACCAAGGTCAGGGTCATTCGCCATGTGCCCAGTCTGCTTAACCACAGAGGGCTGCATCTGGTCATAGTATTTCTGCGTGTGCTTAAGCGTTTCCTTCACCCATTCTGGTCGTTCTTCACGGTATATGGGTGACGAAAAATAAGCGTAAACCTGCATTAACTATTTACAAACGTGTTCAGGTCTGTAGCCAAAGCAGTTACGGCACTTGCGGTAATGTCTGTAGCGTCTGCCGCAGCTTGGGTGCGTCGGTTTTCAACCAAAATTTCCTTAGCCATGCGTAGGGTTTCCATTTTCCTACTTTTCGCGCTTTCGGTAGCGTTAGCGTCTACACGAGCTTGCTCCATAGCGGCTTGCTTATCTACGTCTGCTTGTTGCTCTGCTGTTAGTGCCATGTTAGTAGCCTCCTAGGCTGTCTTAATTAAGATGTTGAGAAGTTTTTAGCGGGTAGCGTGACATACCACGAAGTGCCGCCGTCGGGGGAGAAAAAGAAATATAAATCTACGTAGTTAGCTTCTGTGCTGCGAGAAATTGAGCCGCCCGGATAATAAAAAGTACCTCCGGCAAAGGCCACTGTCCTATCCGCCGTTGCATCATTGCTAAGCAGCAAAGTAAACGAAGTAGCCCTGTTTGACGTGCTGTTAGGCGTAGCCAATGTAATTGTAGCGTTACCCGTAAGTGTAGCAGTAAAAAAGTTCCCGTCGTCACAATCAATAGTTATTGCTGTTCCAGTATTACCTAGGGCGGTCACTCCGTCAGAGAACACACCAGAGAAAAACACACTAGAGTCCATCGAAAGTACAGTATTTGCACTCGCATTCTGGATGCCGGTAGTGATCTTAGGAGTAGTAAGCGCGGGGCTTACGTTAAGGACTGTATCGCCTGTACCAGTAGAAGTTGTTACCCCCGTACCCCCGTTAGCGACAGGGAGTGTGCCCGTTACGTCGGAAGTTAAATCAACATTAACACTAACATTAGCATTAAGAACCGCAGCGCCTGCGCCCGCACCGTCTGTGACGACCATGACTTTAGAGCCGTTGGCAACATCTACCGTAGCACCCGAGCCTTGCTTGATCGTGATGATCTGACTGCCTGAAGTAGCGTTCTCGATGATCCACGTCTTGGATACCGTGTTTGGACCAAGCGTAATTTCACGAGTTGCTGTTAGCGATACTGCCGAAGTGAATTTTAAGTACAGTGAGCGCGTGGCATCTGCTGTAGCGTCAGGCATGGTGAAGGTTTCGTTAGCATCAGCGGCAATCTCTTTTGTGCCGTAGCTAAAACCGTCGGTAATCAGCTCAAGGTTAGTATTAGTACTGGTTCCCCAAGTGCCACTTTCATCACCAGTAGCAATTTCTTTTAATCTTAGATTGTTTACATAAGTAGCCATCTATATCTCCAGGGACTATAACGAAGCATCACCCGTAGCTGCGGGAACGCTGGTTGCATATATTTTAGTGCTTTGTTTTAAAGACAAAGCCTGACCGCAATCAGAACAAGTATCAGCCTCTAGCTCAGACTCATCAAGATCAAAACCACAATTGGCACAAACTATCTCTATTTCGTGCTTGGGATCGATCACGCCATCTATGCTCTTGGCTTCATTTACTTTTATCATGCGGCTATCTCCGTCCAAGTTGTGCCTGGTGCTGGAGTGACCCCCGACCAGCTTGTTCCAGGAGCAGGAACTATCTGCCCCCAAACTAATACATTTCCTACCTGTCCTACGGCCTGTACGCCCGCTGGGTAAACATTTGCCGTACCCGTTTGTGTTGTCGAGCCCAGAGCTGTTGTGCCCTGAACCCCCGTAACATTGACCTCTATAACAAGGTCTACTGTGGCCGTTCCTAGCGCCGTCGTACCCTGTACGCCGGTAACATTTACTGTCGCAATACCAGTAACAGTCGGGCTTCCAAGAGCTGTTGTGCCCTGAACCCCGGTAACGGCAACATCTACCGTGGTTATTGGACCCGCTATACCTAGTTGGCCGGTGCCTTGGACCCCTGTTACCGCGACAATGGCATCTGCTTCTACAGACGCAGTGCCTATCTGACCGGTCGCTGCGTTGCCTAATACATCAATGGCACCATCGCCATTGGCAACGACATTCCCTAACGTAGTAGTCGCCTCGACTCCTGTTACAGAGACCGAAGCACCTAAACTCAGTGCCGCTGTGCCTAACGCAGTAGTTCCCTGTACGGAAATACTGCCCTCGCCAAAAGCAAAATCGCCCCAGCCTGCGCGACCCCAACCGTCTAAATAGACGATGGCATCCCAAACGGCATAGTTGGCGATACCTGTGGCGCTTACGCCTGTTACAGATACCGTGGCGTTTGCCTGCGCCGTTGCAGTACCAAGTCCTGTAGTACCACTGATACCCGTTACAGCTACCGTAGCTGCGCCAGAAACGGCTACGCTTCCTATCTGCCCGGTGCCGACAGGCAAAGCCGGGCTATTGTTACCCCACTCTCCGGCACCCCAGGTGCCGTAGTTCCATCCGCCTAATGGGACAACAACGTCAGCCATCTAGCACCTTCTACGCAATACGAATTATCGCGTTACTAGCGTCCGCAGTTGGGAACACAATAGTAAAGTCACCGGCTGTAGACGTCTTGTCTGCGCCAAAATCCAACACCGCTACAGCTTTGTTAGACTGAGTGCTGTTATAGATCAATGCACCGCGAGCAGTAATAGTCGCAGTTGACCAGGTGGTGTCGTTGAAATCAGTAAACGCTGTGGTTCCAGAACTGGTAGGTGCTACCGCTGTAAGCGCGTTTCCACCAGCAGAATAGCCTGTGCCGGACACTTCGTTAGTCACGCTGTACGCTGTAGTCGTAGCATCCAGAGTTGCAGAGCTGGTGTACAAGGCAATGTACATGCTGTCCGCAGTGGTGCCACCACGAGCAACAGTTGTTCCAAATGCGTGTATACCGTTAAGAAGCTCCACTTTGAAGCTCGTACACATTGCTTGAGTAATAGCCATAAGGGGCCTCTCCTATAGTTTACGGATAATGTTGGCCAATTCTTTTTGGCCTTGCTTTTCGAGTTCTGCACAAATAGTGGTCCTATCTGATCTGATGGCCTCTTTCATGTAAAACACCAAAACTTGTCTAATTTGCTCTTTAAAAACAAGGGCTTGTGCCCTCACCTGCTCATCAGCGTCTTTACTAACATGCAGCAGCTTGTCTAAGGCTCGATCTGCCAGTTCTTCCGGCGTCCAACCACGATTGCTAGTGGTTTTAACTTCTACCTTAAAGCCATTGTCTACTGATGTTTGTACGCCTTGAATCATGTCTTATCCCTGATAACCAAACCTGTTCGGTATGCGTCGGTTACTTCTTTAGCCTCACCAAAATTCTTCATGGCTACGACTCCCTCGGCAAACCGCTTTTCGTATTCTTGCATCATATCCGGCTCACCTTTCATATAGGTGTACGCCTCTATCAATGACCCGTATAACAACGTTATTTCAGCGTTTTCACTTAACCAGGAAGTGCCGCTTCCTGCCCCCGCAGTCAAACTTGTTGGGCGATAAAAATAGTGCAACTCCACGTCGTAATTTGCATCGGGCGTGGGTCCAAGCAAAAAGTTGGCGTCATCAAAAAACGCATAATATTTGGGGGCACCGGTATCTGTTGGGTCCGGGTTGTACGTCTGGACAAAATTAACGTCTTTATAGTCCAAAAACGTCTTGTCTCCACCCGTCGTAAACGACAAAGAAAACGGGGCCAGGAAATCGCTGGGAGCCGCTAAATACTGGTTACTCGCCGTGGTAGTCGCCGTGGCATTCTTACGAAAAAGCGTAAGCTGAACGTTCTTTAAGATACGCTCTTCAGCCACGCGAATAAAAACAGGCAGGTTATTTACAAAACTGGTTTCAGAATTTTGAGTGTAGTCTTGTATCGCCGTTTTTAACTCGTCATAAGTAAAACTCATGAAATCACCACTGTCACGCTACCAACCTGACCAAATCCGGTTACAGGCCGTAAATTCGGGGCATCCGGGGTAGGCAAGCCTACATAAACGTTCATAGGCTCTACGCGATCCGGTCTGGGATTACGCAAAGCCTGCGGGTCTGTAATGGTTCTTCGGGGCTCTAACTGAGGTTGTTTCTTTTCCCACTCATCTTTGCCCACCAGAAGACCATTCCACTCCCGCTTCATTTCGTTCAGCTTGTAGCGAAACCCGCTCCTGTCTGATATGCCATAGGCATTTTTACCAACAGCAAATTTACCCATTACAAATTCTGCGAGTACGCCAAGCTTGGCACAATGTTAAAAGAAGCCCGGTCACGGTCCATACTGATGGCCCGCTCCATCTCCTCTTCGTACACGGCTTTCAATAACTGCACTCTGTCTGGGGCTTTCTTGATGGCAATGTAGTACGCCAACCCTGCCGCCAAACAAGGATAAAATCTAAACGGCATTTCCACCGTATTCTGAGCCGTGTCTGCGTCGTCCATTCGGACCAAACGATCAAACACGATCACATCTGTGCTGTTCTCCGGGACAGGCCACAGCTTTAACACCGGGCTGATTAGACGGTCCAGAAACCACTGTGAGGGACGTCCCTGCGTGGTTTTATTAGGCACACCCAGGTAATCGTCACGACTTAACCGCTGTATGTTGTAATCCACGTTATCGCGGCGAACGGCTGCTGACAAAATGTCTATGGTATCTGAGCCAAGCGTATATTCTGCCGTTCCAGCAACCAGAGCCTGTGTGGACTGCTCTATCGTCCAGGAGTTGAGCCCTCTGTTTGCCCAATCAGCAAACAACAGGTTCATAGAGCGTTTAGCGGTCTTGATGTCGTAACCTGTACGAACTTCTCTGCCGCAACGCTCGAACGCCTCCTCGATGTATTCGGTGACGTCTAACTCAAAGTTTTTGGAGCCAGAAACGGTCATTTTTTACTTCTTCCTCTAACACTACCGCCCCTCTTCATACCCGTAGGGCTGCTTCGCCTTACCGCCCGGTCCAAACGTTGATCAAATTGGGAGGCATCCGGCTTTTGCCTTCTGTTACCCACCGCCTCTGCGGCTCTGTTTGCACCTTCGGTCAATACACCTCCAACAATCACGCCTGATGTGTTGGGTTTAACCTTTTTAGCGGCACGTTTGGCCCTACGAGTCGCCTGCGTGGCTGTTCTTGTAGCTTTTTTCTTTGCGGTTTTCGCCTTTTTCTTTACCGTTTTAGCGGCTTTCTTTTTCGCTGCCGCTGCGGCGCGCCTTGCCGCTTGAGTGCCTTTGGTAAGTGCCTTTCTAGCAAGAGTCGCTGCAACCATGATTATCCACCTCTCTTCTTAGCTGGGCCGCCTACGTCCCCACCGCCCCTCATTTTTTTAGGCTTTTTAGCTTTCTTGCCGCCAGGAGCTGCATTACCGATGTTTACCGCAGACCGGCTAGTGCCTCCAGCACCGGCTTCTTTCTTTCTAGGGCTCATTGCCATCTTTCAATCTCCTGTAAAATTCGTGACGAACCTTGTACATGTTTTCAACGTCATATGCGTCAAAATAACGCTCATAATAACCTAATTTTCGTATCTTATCCGCTGATTCCTCCAGCTTACTAAGGCGCTGAACGAATATCATCGCATATTCTTCTGCGGTTGTTGGCTCAAAAGAGCCGTTGTCTACAAGCTCATTGGGCTCCTGGTCTGGGTGAAATCCCATAACCCAGATGTCCCGGTCTATGAACATACCGTCAGATATGGCTTGATTGATGTCATCGAGGTATTCGTGGAAGGCTTCCGAGTCTTCGGGAAACGCCAGGTCCACGATAATTACCAAATCCACCTTGTCGTCCCAGGTAGATATGACTGACCACAAGTCATGATAATTCGCGGGATCGCGTTTAAAAATAACCGAAACCCGTTGCGCTGCCCAAGCTGCTTTGGCATATGGGCAAGCGGGTAACCCATTGAAATCTGGGTTGTTTTCTTCTAGGAGTGTTTTTGACCACTCTCTAATTTCATTGTAAATCTTTTTTTCGTCGTCAACAAAGAATTCATGCATACCGTGTTCTTTTTTTACGGTTAGACATGATTGCCCCACACCCACGACTCACTTCGCCACCCATGTTTAAATTGCGAACTTTGGCTTTCTTGGTGTTAGAAACAACCTGTTTACCCTTTTTGCCCTCTCGTTTCTTTTTACGAGCAGTGGCTGCACGTTCTTTCTTGGACAGGCTTTCTGCCTTTGATCTTGGCAAGCACCGATCAGGATTCTTTTTATCCTTAGACGTGCCGCATTTCCCGGCGATGTTGCCGGAGCTGTCTATCCTGACCCAGTCCTGGTCAACCCACTTCTTTAAATCACCCACGCTTCTTTCTCTTCGACTTCTTTGCGTAATTAGGGTCTTTACAGTATTTAGAGGCCGCTAAATTGGCATAAGCACTGGGATAGGTATCAAAGGTACGTTTTGCCCAAGCAATGCCTTCTGGGCATATTTTGTTACCCTTTTTCTTTTTTGCTTCTCCACCTTTAGCCATCTTAATGACGCCGCACTTAGAAGCAGGCACGACTGTCCCAGTTCTTACGCGACTCATTTCAATAAAATCCCTATTATCCCAATTGCCTCAACACAAACAACGGATAAGAGCATCCACAAACGATTATCCAGTTTGTCGATCTTTTTCTCCACATGCGCTAAATGATTGTTTTCTAAACGATTTAACGTTATTTCAACATTGCTTAACCGCTTATCAACATCGTGTATAGTAACTTCTACCACTTTTAACACTTCCACCGTTTCCTAGCTTGGCGCAACCTGGAATTAGGGTTCTTAGCCGCTTTTGGAAATTTTTTCATCTGTCCAGCAGAACGCGCACAAAACGACTTACGTCGTTTTGCGGCTTTACTACCTTTCTTAACTTTTCCGGTTACGGCGGTTTGCAGTTTAGAACCAGGGTTTTCCTTGCGGTATTTCGCAACCCCCTTTTTGGTCATTCCTGCACCTTTCTTAGTGGGTCGTTTATCACCGCTTTTGACGGTGTAGCCTTTCATCGACCCCTTTTTCTTTTTTTCCGCCATAGTTATCAACTATAGAAGACAGTTATCGCCGTAATATTCGTCTCTACTGAGACATATATGTCAGACACGCGAATACCCTCATCGGGTATGTTTATTGAATGCGAGTCGTTCTGCTTAAAATCAATGTCAAGGGCGGTAGCCCCACCATTACCATCAGTAATAGTGAGGCGACCAGCACCAACATCGTCGGTCAACACTTGTATTTGACGTATACGAGCGGGACCAACAGCAGCAGAGCCAACGGCGGTCAGCCGTTTAGTTTTAACATCTGATCCGGCCATGTTTAGCTCCTATTAAGACAGGTTGTTGTTCTGAATATACATAACCGTAACTGTTGCAACGCCTGTTGTGCCGTCGCCAGTAGCTCCCGTGAAATCAGCCAAAACCTCTAAATCAGTAGTGCCGACGTTAGTAGCTTCTGCGTCTAGCGTTCCGTGAGTAGTGCCAAGAGCCTTGGTGTTTACAGTCGCTAAGAAAGCATCTGGATCAGCCGCAGTTCCAACTGAGATAGTAGCCGCTCCAGTGTCATCTCCAACGGTAGTGACGTTTACAATTACATCAACAATTTGAGAATTGGCAGGCACTATTGCCATCCTTTGATTGAGTTGGCTTGCGCCTGTGATATTTGGTATAGCGGATTGGGCCATCACAACAGAACCTACATTGGCTACGTTAGTGCCAACAGTTGTGCCAGTGGTGTCTTTGATGGTTCCGGTCTTAATAGGGCCAGAAAAAGTAGTAGTAGCCATGTGTTACTCCTGTCGAGGCTAGTGTCAGTCACGGGATGTGACTGTCAGGAATTTGTGTACGATACGATAAAAAAAGGGGCGGCACAAGCCACCCCTTTTCTCACACCATTTAGGTGATTAAGCGCCATCGGTTCCGAAAACCGCTCTCCAATCAGAGACGCCGAAGCTGTATCGCTCACGGGCCTTGAAGCGCATGTTTCCAGTATCAAAATCGCCTTCCATGCCAGTCTTAATGGCAGTACGCTCGAACAGCTTAAAACCGTTAGGAGCGTCTGTTTTAATGAAGAAAGCATCTGTGTCGGTGAGAAAGTGGTTAACCACCGCACCGTCAGGGAGCATCCCCATAGACTTCATGGCGTTTAGATCGTTGTCCGCAGTGCCAGAACGCAGATTAGAGTTAATTACTCGCTCTGCAATAAATTGCAGTTCTTTAGGAATAATTAACTTCATGCCACGTACAGCGATCTTCAGACCACGTTCGTCAGTCAAACCAGCAATATCAATCAGCATCTGCTCAAGCGAAGTCTCATTGAGGTCCGCTGCCACAGCAAGCTGGTTACGCTGGTTTCCGCTCAAAGAAGGGTGAGTTGATGAACAAAGCGCAGCGCCATCGCCTACCGGGTAAGCAGTGTCAAAAGCATTGTTCAGGACAGAAGCAGCCTTGATTTGCTTGGTCTGAGACATAGACCGTGCCAAGGCACGGGTATATCGAGCAGCCAGCCTATCGTACAGGTTGTCCTCTACCGCTTCTTCCGTGATGCTAAAAGCCAGAGCAATTGTCTCGTGAGTGTAACGAGCAGTGTAAGTTTCCTGCGCGTCGTCAAACGAGATTGATCCACCTTCTGATTTAACTGGCGCAGTGCCAAAACCAGATAACATCACCTCTTCTTCGAATGCACGATCTGAGCTTTCGGTTTCGAAAATCTCAGCATGCTCGTTGTCGTATCGGTCGTATTCGAGCCCGAACAAGGCATTTAGGCCGGGTTCTAGCTCTTTCGCTAATTGTGCGCGAGAAATAGCCATTAGTTAAACCCCCTTAAATGCCGGTAGAATCCGCAGTGGTTTGAGAATCAAACCTGCGGGTTCCAGCGTTAAAATGCGCGTTCAAACGAACCAACAGAGGTATACCAGCAGCGGTATAGTCACTGTTTGCTTCATTGTCCGCAATCCCAACAATACGCAGCGGTAATGTCGCAGTCACAGCAACGTTAGCTACGCTGGCAGCCGCACTGGAACGACCAGTGTTTGTGCTACCTGAACGAGCTGACGTGCCCAAATCAGTATTTGAAAAGACTGTAGCCAACGCAGTCGCACGGTCAGTGAGACTTGCATCGCTTGCAACCTGAAAAATCTGATTTGGATTGTCTGCAACAAAAGCTTTAACAGGATAATTTGTATCCACGCTAACGCTTCCGCTACCAGGCCAATAGTCCAACCAAACCGGCTTCTTTTGAACCGAATCATGATACTGAACGCCCATTAGGACTCCAAGTGCCTGCGTGGTGCCACCAGCGGTGTCACCAGCTTGATCAATTACGCCCGCTGCCAAAGGGACAACGATTTCGTATCGATAAATGACATTTGTGTTGTTGGAGGCAATCTCATACTCGGTTACACCGGTAGAGTTTACACCTGCACCAACTATCCCAACAGGACGCATACCGTAGGCAGTTTCTTGATTTGCCATAGGAACATCTCCTTATTGGGGTGACCTACTCTTTTCGTGGGCCACCAAAAGTTACACGAGATTGACGATCAGGTTTATTGATCGCCATGCTTTCATGAGCATTTTCTCGCATCATATCGTGATCAACGGCATCTAAAAGGTCTTTACTCTTTCCTTTAAAGTATTGACTTCTTTCCTGCACCGTTTCTAACGGTATACGAGCGAGAACCAATCCACCAACTCCAAACACACCTTCAAATTTACCTGATTCAACCACCGGAGCCTCAAAATCCGGGTATTCGTCTGCTCTCACAAGCGCATACCCTTCTCTCAAACGAGCAGAAATGTTCTTACGGTCATCAAAACCGCGAACTTCTGCCCTAATCCATCGGTGCTTGTACCCTTCGGGTGCAGGCGGTGCTTCGAGCATGGACGGGGGAGCCCAAGGCTTACGCCGTTGCTCCTTCTCCCTAGTGTCCTTAGCGCGAGAAGATCGATCTACGCCCTCAAAACCTACTTTCTTTTTTGTGGCCATAGTCATCTCCTATTTGACATATTTCGCGTATTCTTCTAGCGGCACACCCAATTTCTTTGCTATTGCAACCTGGCTGGGCGTGAGTTTTTTCCGGGTGTTGCGTCCTGATTTAGAGCCCGTCGTTGAGCGAGAGCTGCCTGCAACGTTCTGGACGGGACGTTTGCTAGGACTTCCTGAAAATTTATGCGGAAACTCGGTCCGTATACGATCATCCAGCTCACTATAATACTCATCGCTCTTAGGGTCAAACCCTTCATCTTCGACAAGTCTTTTGTGAAGGCCAAATGCCGCAAAAGTCATGGCTTCGTCAGAACCAAACCAGTCGTTTTTAGATGCCCAATCCTCTGCTTTTGGATCGGGGCGTTGAGTTTGTGGCGCTTGTTGTGGCTGTTGCGGAGCCTGCTGCTGGTATGCGGCCTGCTGTTGTGCCTGGCGCTCCTGCTGTTGTTTAGCCGTTTCGTAACGGTCTTTAGCTACCGCTAATTGACTTAACTTACGCTGTGCCGTCACAGTGCCTTCGGTGTCTGCACGATCTATCGCGGCCCTAAGCTCATTTTCAACCTGCTGTTCTTCGATAGTCAAACGAGAGCCATATTCCGTCATGTAGCCCTTATCCAAGGAATCTACACGCTGTTTTAAGACATCGGACTCGGTTTGAACTGATTTAGCGTAACTTAAAGCCTCTTCGCGTTGCCTTTCGGCTTCACGCATCTTTTTAGTCAAACGATCTATGCGTTTTTGGACACTAGCGGTGTATTGCTGATGTTCATCACCGTCTTCACTTTCTTCACGTTCCTCCGGCTCCTCTGAAGACACACCAGAAACCGATACTTCGACCTCTTGCTCCTCTTCGTTGCTGCCAACGTCTATATCGACGGTGCCATCATCCGGCTCGTAAGCTTTTTCCTTCTTTTCTTCTGCCATGTTTACCCCTTAAAAGCTAATAATGTCTTCTGGATCAGAAATAGTTGCCAAAATCTCATCATCGTTAAGAATACGGACTTCTCCGCCATCTATACGAAACCTAGAACCAGCGTATCGAGCAAAAATTACCCAATCTTTTTCCTGGCACCAGGGACCATTTGGAAATTTATTCGTGTCTTGATAAGCAAGCGGTCCTTGCTTTAACACGTATCCGACAACGGTTTGAATCTGACCGTCCTCTAGAACTTTATCGGGGATATATATGCCGCCGTCTGTTTTAGACTTGCCTCGATACGGAAGAATTAACATTCGCCAGCCCGTGGGAGTGGGCATACGCTCTACGAGAGAAGCGTCCGCCTTAGAAGGGTCTAAGACACGATCTTGCGGGTCAACATAAATGCTGTCGACACCCTCTGTATCAGCAGTTTCACGTGAAACCTCTTCTTCTGTTTTCTTAGCTTCTTCAGCTTCTTTATCTAGCTGATCCGCCAAATAACCGGGGACTTCAATCATGCATACGCTCCTGTTGTTGTAGCAGGCCCGAGAGTTCCTGTGCTATGTAATTTAAAGCGTCTAACTCACCCATGAGTTGTTTATAAGATTCCAGGGAGGTAACGCCGTTGTTTTCTAAAATATCTAAGACCAAAGACTTACGTTCTTTTATCTTTTTTTGAACAAACTGCACCACGACTAAATCATCCATAACGTCTCCGTCTCATATAGTCGTAGCGAATCTTATACCAGATGCAGTCTGTTGGCTAGGTGTGCCTCTCGTATTAATTCTTTGCTTTGGCCAAAGTATGGAACGGCCATATAGTTTTTAACTAACTCTTCGCAAAGCCACTTGTCGTGACGTTTAAAGTCGCCCATATATCGACCGTATTTACCGCCTTTGTCTTTATAAGTTTTAAGCGTGACTACCGTGCCAACGGGCATAAAATCTTTTACGAACTCTTTAGCCATCAGTCCGTATCTTTTTTCATCTTTATCTCTGGTTCTAGATTCGGGTGCATCAATTCCATACAGACGAATACGACCACGTTTACCGCCAACAAAAGTATCAAAGCCAAGGTCCACCAAAACATCTACCGTGTCTCCATCAACGATTTTGACCACGGTAGCCGCGTACTCAAACATAGCTACCCGCTTTAATAATGTCGGTAAGCTCTAAAGCTCGACCACCAACCTGTTTGGCCCACCTGGAATCCATGAACTCTACCGCAGCAGTGTCGTAGTCTTGGTTCTCCATAGCAGCTATGGCGTTTTTGAAACCTCTGAAACGAGTAGCTCCAAGGTTAAAAAAGATGTTCATAATGGCGTCTTTACGAGCGCCTTCCAGAGTTCTAAACCAAACATATTCAGAGATAAGCTCCGCCGCACAACGCTCTAAATCATTTTTTAAAAGGTAGTTTATCTCGTCTTCAGACAGTCCGGGTCCGCTTTCAGCGATATTTCGTCCACAGCCAATATGCTCTAAACCACCCGTATCACGGTATACGTTGCTTTTAACGCCCTCATGGCGTTTTAACATCTCAATCAAATTATCCATTACTTTTCCCGTTAGAGCCGCCATAGAAAAAAGCGGCGGCCGTACCTAATATGCCCGATAGTTGGCCTAGCACCAGAGATATGATGGTTTCGTCGTTTTGGTCGTGCGGCATTATGGTTACCGCCAGGACGTAAGTGCCATACAACACCAAAGCCAACATGCTAAACGCTTTAGGTGTCCAGTCCGTAGAAAACTTAGCTCTAGCATCTTTCCTGTCGGCGACTTCCGTCTTAAAAGACTCCAGGTCTATTTCCATAGCACGGATGCTTTGTTCAAAGTCTTTGTCGGCTTGTTTTAAGAGGGGTGCCTTATCGGGCTCACGCTCAATAAGGTCTTCGATCTCGTTAGCGGTAGCTGTCTCAGGAAGGCCGATCTTCTTAGCCGCCATTTTGACGGCCATACCGGCCATTGGACCGCCTGCCGCCTGTGCAATGGTGGGGGCTAAGGATTTAAGTAAACTACCCAGCTTCATTTAAACAAAATCACCAGTTGTATAAGTAACTTGAGGTCAGCTATCGCTTTTGTCCACGCCGACGGCGTCTTCCTCCGCGACAATTTCATCGATAGTATCGCATACATCTGGGACAACTACACCCGTTGTCGCAGATAATGCACTTCGACCGACTGCTCGAACGCCCTTATAAAACTGAGAGCAATAAATTTCTTTATTATCAATCACTTGCTGTACTGAAGTGCAGCTACTCAATAATATCGCTATAGACAATATTGCATATCGCATCAAAAGATTCCTTGAAAACGTTGCGGTTTAAGAAGAATTGGGCTGTAGCCTTTCAAGGCAACGCC